ACATAGAAGGCAACAAGCAGGTACTTCTAGGTCTAAGAAAAAATCTACTATATCTAAAAAAGCATACGCTGAAATGAAGCGTGGTTGGAAAAAAAAGAAATAATAATTGAAAGTACCATGTCCTGCTTGTCAGGAATATTTGCAGGTGGTCAAATTAAAATTAAAATGCAAAAACAAAAAGTGTAAAAATTATGACAAATAAAAAATTATGTTATGCAGCAGGTTGTCATAGACCATTACCACCTAAAGCTAGTAAGTATTGTTCTGAACGTTGTCGTAACAGAATTAACATGCAGAAAAAACGTGCTAGAAAAGCAGGTAAAGAATGGTCACAGCAAGATGATGTACTTAAAATACCTAGTAAAAAAACAAACGTACAATCACGTAGAGGTCAAGTATATAACGACATAGTAGAATCCGGTTTAGCTGCAGATATATACACAGAAAAAATAACAATGCAAGAAGTAGCTACAATACTTGGCACAACATCAGGTGCAGTATCTATGGCATACTCTGCATACGTAGAAGATTTAAATACAAAACAACAACAAGATGAGTGGTCATTACCACAGGTTGCAGAAAAAACATTAGCTGACTTTGATGATTTTAGACAAAGATATTTTCAAACAGAACAAGGTATAGCATACGAAACACCTGAGTTTCATAAAAAATGGATAGAACAAATTATGGACACTATAGAAAATGGTGGACAACATATGATATTGTCACCTCCACGACATGGCAAAACAGATTTGTTAATACATTTTGCTGTGTGGTTAATTTGTAAAAATCCAAACATACGTATTTTGTGGGTAGGTGGTAATGAAGAGATTGCTAAAAACGCATTAGGTTCTGTTCTTGACCAACTAGAGAGTAATGAATTATTAATAGAGGAAATATGTGGACCGGGTGCAAAATTTAAACCTACATCACGTACAGGTAAGTCTTGGTCACAAAATGGTTTTACTGTAGGAACTAGAACTGTAACAGGTATTAAGTCACCTACAATGGTTGGTATTGGTCGTGGTGGTAAAATATTGTCTAGGGATTGTGACATAATAATTGCAGATGATATTGAGGACCACAACTCTACTATGCAACCATCATCAAGAGAAAACACAAGAAGTTGGTGGACTACAACATTATCTAGTCGTAAAGAGGAACATACAGCTATGGTAGTTATTGGTTCTAGGCAACATTATGATGATTTATATTCACACTTACTAGAAAACGAAAGTTGGACTACAACTGTAGAAGAAGCACACGATACAGCTTGTAACTTACCTGATTGGAATGAAAATGACCACGTAGATTGTATGCTGTGGGGTGGCAAGAGAACATACAAATGGTTAATGGATAGAAAACGTGCAGCAGAAACTACAGGTGGTAGAGCAATATACGAAATGGTTTATCTTAATGTAGCTATGCCTGATGGGTTAGCTTTGTTTGACAGAGTAGAGATAGAAGCATGTCGTGACCAAAAACGTAATATAGGACACATACCACAAGGTACAAGATTAATAGCAGGATTAGACCCTGCATCTACAGGTTATCAAGCTGCATTTTTATGGGCATATGATTCTGTAGAAAACAAATTGCACATGGTAGATATGAATAACAGTTTAGGTGGTGGTATACCACAAGCGTTAAGTGTAATTAAAGAATGGTGGATGAAATATAATTTATCACATTGGGTTATAGAAGAAAATGGTTTTCAGAAAGCAATAAGACAAGATAAAAGTATCAGAGAGTTTGCATCAGGACATGGTATATTTTTAGAAGGACACGAAACATTTAAGAACAAGTTTGACCCTCTTTATGGTGTTACAGCTATGCGACCAATGTTTCAAGAACAAAATATTTCTTTGCCATATCTTAGCTTTGAAGCACAAGAGAAGGTAAACTTATATACAAGTCAGCTTGTGTATTTTAGTTCTGCGAAGAACAAAAGCAAAAGTGTGGGTACAAAAACTGACATAGTTATGGCAAGTTGGTTTCCAATGAGAGCCATAAGAAGAATGCAAAAGGAACGATACGCAGAGTTAGGATATGATTATAATCCTAGCTTTACAGGGTACGAACCTAGTAATATGGATGTAGATAATTGGAGTTAAATGCCATTAGATAGTAAAAAATTATACGAAAAAATAGATTACCTAAGAGTAATTAATCAAGAACAAATGATTGATAGGTCTAGGATTCGTGACATTATGAATGGTGGTGAAGCTGCAGTAAAAGCACTTCTTGGTAATTCAGTTAATGTAGAGTATCACGAACTACCTGCACCTAACTTATTTTTAACAGCACTAGAAAGATTTGCACAGAAACTAGGTAGAAGTCCTGATTTAAAAGTTGATATTATAAACGAAAAAGATAGCGAGAGAGCTAGAAAAAAATCAGAAAAAATAGAAAGGATAGTTACATCATATGACAAGTTTCAAAAATTACACATGCAGTTACCACAAGCTGCAAGATGGTTACCTGGTTATGGATTTATAGCATGGACTATAGGACACAAAAGAGATAAAGATGGTAACCCTTATCCTTATGCTGAACTACAAGACCCATTTAGTTGTTACCCTGGAATATTTGGTAATGACCAACAACCTAAAGAATTAGCAATAATACGTAGAGTGCCACATACAATATTGGCAGAACAATATCCTGAAGCTAAACAGTATATATTTCAAAAAGAAGAAAACGATAATGGATTTCAAAACCCATACTCTGCACTTATGGATAGTACAGATAGAGCAGGTGGATGGGCTAACTCTACAGGACATGGCAAAGTTGTAGTTGAGTATAGAGATATAGAAGGAACTTATGTATTCCTACCTGAAAACAAAAAAATAATAGACTTTATGCCAAATGTATTAAATTCAGGACCTTGTTTTGTTGTAGCTAAAAGATATGCGTTTGACCAAATGCAATCACAGTTCCAACACATTACAGGTCTTATGGCAAACATGGCAAAGATTAACATACTTGGAACTATTGCTATGGAAGATGCAGTGTTCACAGAAACAAACATTGTTGGAGAGATAGAATCAGGAAAATATAGAAAAGGCAGATTTGCTGTTAACTATTTAACACCTGGTTCGCAAGTGTCTAAGCCAGTCAATAATCTACCATACCAATTATTTCAACAAGTAGATAGACTTGAAAGACACCTGCGACTTGGTGCTGCATATCCTGTATCTGATGATGGACAATCTCCTAATGCATTTGTTACTGGTAGAGGATTAGAAGAACTAGGACAATCTGCATCACTGCATGTAAGAGAATATCAAACAGTTCTTAAAGAAGCATTAGAACAAATAGATGCTAAAAGATTAGAATATGATGAGGTTATGTTTCCTAATAAACGTAAACCTATTGCAGGTAGGCACAAAGGAACATCTTACAAAGAATCTTATACACCATCATCTGACATATCAGAAGTTTATGAAACAAGAAGAGTGTATGGCGTAATGGCAGGTTTTGATGAGCCACAAAAAATTATTACAGGGTTGCAATTAAAACAACAAGGCATTATAGATACACAGACATTACAAGAAAACATGGATGGATTAGATAACATTACTAAAATACAACAAAGAATATCTGCAGAAAAAGCAGAAACAGTATTGTTTGAATCTCTTATGTCACAAGCTGCACAAGGTAATCCTAAAGCAACTCTTGCTGCTATAGAGATAAGAAAAAATCCACAAAAGATGTCAGAGATACTAGATAAGTTTTATACAGCAGAAGGTGAAGAACCTAGCGAAGAAGAGTTAGCATTACTTGGTCAAGGTGGACCACAGATACCTGCAGGTCCAGGTGGTGGATTGCCAGGTATAGAACAAGTATTAGGTGCTATAGGTCAAGGACCACCACAAGGAGAACCAGTTGCCTGATATAAATAAAACTTTTTTTGACATGATTAATCAAGAAGATTGGTCTGAAGATGTGTTTACAGGCACAGAAGAAGAAGGCAGTATTGTTATGAAAAACTTTATAACAATACCTACACCACATCCACACTTTTTTATAAATCTCACATTTGAGTACGAATATAATCCAAAGTTAGGAGATGATTTATTTGGCTAAACATAACAGAGGTAGAAAAAGTAAGGCGTTACAAGAAGCAACTGACTTAACACAAGGTGGTGCATTTGCTGACATTGTTGCACCACCAAGAATGAAAGGCGACCCAACAGGACAAACAACAGCATTAGAACAACAAGCAGGAGCTATTAGTCCTATACAGGAAGAAGTTGCATCACCAGGTCGTATGCCTAATATTGCTAACTTACCTCCTATAAATGTTGCTGCACCAACTAATAAAATGTCAGAACCTATAACTGCAGGAATACCTATTGGACCAGGAGATAATGGTGGTATGCCTGTAGCTACAGATACCGTAGCGAATATTTTTAAAGCAGCGAAAAGAGTTATGCCTGACCCAATATGGGATGAGCTATTAGAAGCCGATTTCGACATAGTTTAATATGGGATTATCAGGTAATTTTTTCTTACCTTCACAGGTAAAACAAAACATTGCAAATAAAACTACTAAGAACGTTGGCGAGATTTCACAGTTTGAAAGAGCAATTACACCTGACTTAGCAGAAGCTATGCGTGATATGGCATATACCTATCCGTCAATGGATAAACGTCTTGTTGCCTATTTACCGTTAATGGGTTTAAAAGCAGATGACGAAGATACTTTAAAAATTGCACAGACACAACAACGTGCAATGGAAAAGAAACAACGTGTAAAAGTTAAAACACAAGTTAATCCAT